GCCCCTTTTTGCTATGTTGCAAACCGCCCTGAAACATCCATCCAGTTCTTGGAACTATCCATGGATAATTCGGAATCGCCGCTGATTATCCCGGAATGTTCCAAGGTGCTCTTGGATAATTAGAAGGTCGAAAAAACAAATGAATACAATGCCTTATATATACTATATATAGAACTATCCAACTATCTAACGCATTATATAGATACCTTAAAATAGGTACTTATAGGGGGTCTATATAAAAGGGGTTGAGGAATTGGATAGTTCGATTTCCCCGCCGCAGCGCCTACCAAGCGCATCACCACAGGAGACCGAAATGAAAACAACCGATACTGCTACCACCAACGCCACCCGCCCCACCACCCAAACAACCCGCATCAACGGCAAGCGTGTCGTCATCCGCACCAGCGCAAGCGGCAAGGTCACAGTCAAAGAGGCGCCAGTGCTTGAATGGGTTCTGCAGGCAGCTGCGGTACGCGCCCTTAAAGCCCTCCCAAATTACGCCAAGGATGCCGATACCCTCAACGCCAACACGAAGGCGGGAAGACCCAGCTTCACCCTGGCAGCCGACATGAATGGCGACTACCGAAGCGGCAATGCTGCGGTGAAGGCGGAGGCAACAGGGATTGCTGCCGGCGATCCGGACTTGCGCATCTATCTGCCCAATGGGGTTCTCAGGTTGATCGAGTACAAAGGCAAGCTAGGGAGACTCACGGACAGCCAGAAGGAACGGCATCCGCTGCTTGAGGCGCTAGGGCATCCAGTGGTGACTGTGAAGGTGTCAACCGAGGAAGAAGCCGTGAAGCAGTCTGTTACCCTCGTCAAATCCTGGTTGCTGGAAGTTGCCAATGACAACGTTGATGACCGCAATTCTTGACAAATTTGTGGAAATTGTCTATATTACAGCTGTGCGGATACCGACCGCGCTAGCACCACAGGGGAGACAACATGACCAGACACGGATCACTTGCAGAGCAGCTTTTTGCGTTGTCGAATGAAACGACATCGCCAAAATCCAAAGCCCGCGTAGCAGCGAACGACAACAAACCAAGGGTTCGGTCTGATCTTCCAGCACTAAGGTGGCTTCAAGAGAATAGGCCAGATCTGGCGCCAGCAGTTGCTGATGCAATCCCAAGGCCGCCATCCAACTGGTTCATTGAGGTGGAGCCAACACGGCAGGAGATCCGCCCCACGGTCGGCGAGTTGATGAAGGCAAGCCAAGGCGACGATGTGAATGTCCACAAGCAAGAGATTACCGCCAAAGGCGTGCGGCTCGGCAAGCTGATTTTCCGCAAGGGAACACTAGTCGAGTGGGGCGAAACGAAAAAAGGAAAGACGCTCAAGCCAACGGACAGGCCAAGGACTACTCAAGACAAGTCGGCGACAGAGAGGCGAACGGGATTCTACTTGAGGACAAAGCCTACGACCAAGTCTCCGATGGATGCAGATCACTATCATCGGCCTTTATCCACGCAACCTGCCATACCTCCGATGTATGACCCGCTCACAGGCGTCGCTGAGGCAAGGAAGTTTCTTGCGGCCTTGGGGATTGATGGAACGGTCCCGGCAGAAGCTATCGCTCATGCCGTTAAGGTGGGACGGCAGGTCGTGGCAGATGGAGCGGGGTTTCTCGGCGGTGTATCAAGTCCATCAGGTAATTCGTCAGAAGGCGCGGTTGCCTGGGAAGCTCCGGAGGACCGGAAGAGCAACGCCAAGGATGTCCTTGACGAGGTAGCCGCGAGGGGAACACTCAAGTCAATCGGCATGATGCTCGGATATAGTGAGGCTTATGCCCACATCGCAGGAAAGCATGCATTGGTGGAATTGGCGGAAACCTTGGACGCCATGAAAAAAAGCAAAAAAAATTAGCGGACATATACACTCGAGCGGTCTCTTGTTGCGTACTCTTATGAAGGGGATAGTCAAACGCCTATCCCCACTGAGACGCGACTGAGGTCGCCCCGCCGTCATGCTGCATTAAGTGCAGCCGCTGAACGCAGCGGGTAACTACCCAAATGGCCGACCCAACCCTCTGCTTGCAAGCTTGGCCCTGAATTAACAGGCGTGCACCACGGACGCGTGGTTGCTGGTCGGGATCCCTTACCGTGGAGTAGAGCAGTCTGGTAGCTCGTCAGGCTCATAACCTGAAGGCCGTGAGTTCAAATCTCACCTCCGCAACCAATCAGCAGGACAGGCCGTGGACGCGTAAGCCCTGATATCCAAACGGCACACCGTATGGGCGCCGCCTGCTTTCCCAATCCCATGCGCGTTCTCCTCCGCAGCGTGGGTTCATGCGGCCCGTTCCCTTTGCTGGTTGAGCGGGCCGCTTTTGTTTTCTCAGGGCGTATCGCCTAACGGTAAGGCAACGGTCTCCAAAACCGTCGATGTTGCTTCAACTCCAGCTGCGCACCGCCACATACACACAGGCAACCCGATGCCCAAACCCTACGGACGCTCAGCCGAAGCCACTCTCTACCGTCGCATGTATAAGACGGCACGGTGGACGCGACTTCGTGAGGCACAGCTCGCTGCCGAGCCACTATGTCGGTTTTGCTTGGCCATTGAGGATGTCACGGAAGCTACGGTGTGTGACCACATCAAGCCACATAAGGGCGATGAAGCTTTGTTCTACGACCCACGCAACCTGCAGTCGCTATGCGCTCCATGTCACGACAACTTGAAGGCTCGCATTGAGCGAGGACAGCAGGCGGTGGTGATTGGTGTTGATGGCTATCCGGTGGAGGTGGGCTGATGATGCGTGGCACTGGCAAGACTAAGGCCATGGTCATGGCTTTGCCTGATGAAGGCGCATGCGTTGTGGCCCATAACGCAGCCATGGTTCGATACGTAGATCAGATGATCTACGACCTGCGCGGCAAAGACTTGATGAAGCGCTGCAAGGTGTTGCGCATTGAGCGCCAAGGCGATGCTGACCGCCTTCAAGGGTTGCGTATGCGGACGTTCGTTGACCATGCCTTCTGGTGGTTGGCCCGTGATCTCCACCTTCTGCGCCGCGTCGAGTGTCTCGTCGATCGCATCAACTATCAGTTTCCCGACATGAAGGCGGTTGCCTGACCCACCGGGGGTGCCTCGAAAGTCGACGATCGCCCCGACCAAGGACCGCCGGGGTAACGCAATTCAAATGCAAACACAGATTTTTGCCTAGCGCGTGCGCAAGCGCGCGTGCGCGAGGGGATTCCGCATGTCTGATAAGAAAAGCCGCGTCGACAGCGTTGATGAAGCCGTGAGGATTGCCTCTGTGGCTTCTGAGGAGATCCAGTTTCCTGAAAACGTGCCGCTCGACGACGGCGACGTCCCATTTTTCAAGAATGTCATTGCCGAATATGCCCGCGCCGATTGGTCGGCGCACCAGCTTGAAATTGCCGCGATGCTTGCCCGCACGATGGCCGACCTAGTGAGGGAGCAAGACCTGCTTCGCACTGAGGGCTCGGTCGCAGTCACTGAAAAAGGGACGCCCGTAGCCAACCCACGGAAATCCGTAGTCCAGATGCACGCTTCTTCCATCCTTTCGTTTCGCAGATCGCTGGCGCTGCATGCGCGCGCTGTACAAGGCGAGGCGAGGGACTCGGCCAAGCGGCGAGACCAAGCCAAGGAGATCGAGGCAGGCGCGAGCGTGGATGACGAACTCCTAGCCTGATTGAGGTTGTGAATGCTTTCTGAGGCCGTGGTCGGCGCCATCAAGTGCGGCCCGATCCCGGTTCTGCGCGACTGGCGCGGACTACCGACGTCGGGGCTGACACGCGGCGAGAAGATGTGCCGCTTCATCGAAGAATATTTGGTCGTGCCAGAGGGCGCGCTGGTCGGGCAACCAATCAGGCTGCTGGACTTCCAGGTGGCCTTCATCCTGTCAGTCTATGACAACCCGAACGGCACGTCGCGAGCGTATTTGTCGATCGCACGTAAGAACTCTAAGACGGCCACCATCGCCTGCCTCTTGCTCGGCCATGTGATTGGTCCTGAGGCGTTTCCGAACAGCCGTATCATGTCGGGCGCACGTTCTCGCGACCAGGCTGCGGAAGTATTCAACTACGCCAGCAAGATGCTGATGATGTCGCCGCGATTGAAAGGGCTGTATCGCATCGTTCCCTCCGGCAAGATGATCGTCGGCCTGCGCAAGAACGTCGTCTACCGCGCCAGCTCGGCTGAGGCCAAGAGCGCACACGGCGGTTCGCCACTCGTCGCCATTCTGGATGAGGTTGGCCAGATCAAAGGCCCGCACGACGACTTCGTCGAAGCGATCGTCACATCGCAGGGCGCCTACGGCGACAAGGCGATGATCTTCGCTATCTCTACGCAGGCAGCGACTGACGGCGACCTTTTTTCACGATGGCTGGACGATGCCGAGACATCAAAAGCACCACGAACGGTTTCGCACCTCTATACGGCTCCGGCTGATTGCGACGTTCTCGACGAGGAAGCGTGGAAGGCGGCCAACCCTGCGCTTGGCAAGTTCAAGTCCGTTTCGTCAGTGCGCGACGACGCAGAGCGCGCGTCCCGTATGCCGACAGAAGAAGCCAGTTTTCGCTGGCTGCATCTCAATCAAAGGATTGATGCCAATGCACCGTTTGTGTCGCCGGCTATTTGGCGAGCGTGTAACGCTCGAGTTGTGGACTTTGATGGTCTCCCTGTCTTTGGTGGGCTCGACCTTTCTGAGGTGAGTGACTTGACTGCTCTGGTGCTGATGGCTCCTAAGCAGCAGGACGGCAAGACCATCTGGCAGGTTAAGCCAACGTTCTGGTTGCCGGGAGACGGCATCCGAGCCAAAGCCAAGGCCGACCGGGTGCCGTATGACATCTGGCACAAGGACGGCCACCTCGAAGCCGCCCCAGGCAGAACTGTCGACTACGAGTTCGTCGCGCATTACCTGCGCGACCGCTTCGAAGAGATGGATATCCGCAAGATCGCGTTCGACCGATGGAATTTCAGGCACCTGAAGCCATGGCTTCAGAAGGCAGGCTTTACTGACGATCAACTTGAAGGCGACGATGCTGTATTCCAGCCGTTTGGGCAGGGCTTCCAGTCGATGTCGCCGGCTCTCCGCGAGCTCGAAAGCATCATCCTCAACGGCAACCTTGCCCACGGCGACCATCCAGTGCTGACGATGTGCATGATGAATGCCACCATCAAAGCGGATCCTGCCGGCAATCGAAAGCTCGTCAAACATAACCGCGAACGCCGCATCGACGGCGCAGTCGCCTTGGCAATGGCAACGGCGATGGCTGGAACCTACGAGGGCGGCGATAGCGGCGACTTGGACGACTTTGTTAACAATATCATCTCTGTCACCTGGTGACGGGCAACCTAGTGGTGAGGCCTGATGGGCTTTTTTGAGAGATGGGTCGGAAGGCCTATCAAGCTCACCGACGGCGAGTTCTGGCGAGGCTTCTTTGGCCTTGGCACTACGTCCGGGGAGACAGTCACGATTGAGAGTGCCCTTTCGCTTGATGCGGTTTGGGCATGCGTCAACCTCGTGCAGAACGCGGCCGGCACGCTTCCTTGCATCGTTTATGGTGAGGACGGCGTGACGGTCGACAAGAACGCTCCGCTTTACGAGCTTCTGCACGACATGCCGAACATGGACGACACGGCGCCAGAGTTCTGGTCGATGGCAGCGATGTGCTTGCTGCTAGACGGAAACTTCTTCGCCGAAAAGAAGATGAACGGCGAGCGTCTCGTAGCGCTCAACCCTCTTCACCCTTTGAGCGTGGATGTGTGTCGCTCCAAAGATGGGCGGAACACGCGCTACTACGAGGTGACGGAAGACGGCAAAAAGCGCCGAGTGCCAGAAGGCAAGATGTTTCACGTCCGCGGCGTCCGTTTGCCTGGCTGTGATCGAGGCATGTCGCCGATCGGCGTGGTGCGCAATACGGTCGGGAGTGCATTGGCGGGCGAGAAGGTCGCCGGCCGGATGTTCAAGAACGGCTTGCTTTCTTCGCTGATCGTCAGCTCGGATCAGATCCTGAAGCCTGAGCAGCGCAAGCAGATATCCGACACGCTCACGCAATTCGCCGGTGCCGAGAAGGCTGGTGGGGTGACGGTATTGGAGGCTGGCTTCAAGCCGTACCCGATGTCGATCAACCCAAAGGATGCTCAATTCCTTGAGGCGAGGCAGTACAGCGTCGAGCAGATCTGCCGCATTTTCGGCGTTCCTCCCGTGATGATTGGTCACGCGGCAAACGGCACCACGACCTGGGGAAGCGGCATCGAGCAGCTGATCCTCCAATTCACTAAAACCTGCATGCGGCCGATGCTCAAGCGCATCGAAGCGGCAATTTATCGTGACTTGCTGGACGCAAAGACGAGGAAGACCACGAAGGTGAAGTTCAACATGGAAGAACTCTTGCGCGGCGACAGCACGGCGCGAGCAGAATTCCTGTCGAAGATGGTCACGAACGGCATCTACCTCGTCGATGAGGCTCGCTCTTACGAAGACAAAGCGCCAGTGGACGGCGGCAGCAAGGCGATCGTGAATGGCACGATGACGCGCCTCGATACGCTCGGCAAGACCGAAACTCCGGCACCAACGCCAGCAGCGCGCGCTGCACAAGGAAATCTCCATGAAATTTGAATACCTGCTTGCCGCCTTTGAGGCAGAGCCGTGGGCTATTCAGCGCGAAAAACTCGGCATGCTGGCCGACGTCATAGTGGCACGCGCTGAGGGCGAAAAACTTGTCAATTCAGAAGTGGCCGCCGCCATCTCGGAAGCCCGCGCACGCGAGGTTGCCAGCATTGATGGCGCGGTTGCTATTGTACCTGTCTACGGCGTTCTAGCGAACAAGATGGACGCCTTTTCCGCCATGTCGGGCGGCACTTCCTACGCCGGCATCAAGAAGTCACTGCATTCGGCGTTGTCCAATGAGGATGTCAAAGCCGTTGTGCTAGACATCGACAGCCCTGGCGGCTCAGTGCCCGGCACAGAAGAGCTTTCGAACGAAATTCGGGCATTGCGGGGCGGCAGCAAGCCGATCATCGCGCAGGTAAACAGCTTGGCCGCAAGCGCCGCTTACTGGATCGCTGCGTCGGCCGACGAAATTGTCGTCACGCCGTCAGGCCGTGCTGGTTCGATCGGCGTTTACACAGCTCACGACGACATCTCTGCGGCTCTAGAAAAGCGCGGCATCAAGCGGACGTACATTTCGGCAGGCAGAAACAAGACCGAAGGCAACGAAACCGAGCCGTTGGGTAAGGAGACGCTTGCTCACATTCAGGATAGCGTCAACCGATCCTACAACAGGTTTGTGTCGGCCGTCGCCGAAGGGCGTGGCACGACTGTCGGCAAGGTAGAAGACGGGTTCGGGCAGGGGCGCGTATTTTACGCCGAAGCCCTGATGGACCGCGGCATGGTCGACCGCATTGCTACCCTCGACGAGACACTGGCCCGCTACGGCGCCGACGTCGAGCCTGCTCCGGTGAGGCGCATCAAGGCCGCCAACGCTGCCAAGGCTGAGGCCGCTCAGACGCTGGTCGAGAAGATGTCCGCCGGCGAGCAAATCACAAAACGCGAGTTCGAGAACGGCATCAGGGGACTGATGGGGTTGTCGGGCTCTGAGGCAGAGCGGGCCGCTCGGCTCTACCTCAAGGATGGTCAGGGGGCTCCTGACGTCGAGACGGATGCTGCTGCTTTGGCAGCGCTGAGAACGGCCTTGGCCGAAGCTCAATCCTTCAAAATCAAGCTTTAGGAATCCCTATGTCCGATGAAATGGCAACAGGTCTCGCCGACCTGACGAAGTCGCTCGCCTCCATCAAGGAGAATGTGACTGAACTGGCGACAGAATTCACTCGCAAGACCGCCGCTGGCGAAAAGGTCTCTGCTGATCTCACTGAAAAGACCGACAAGGCGCTTGCCGAACTCGGCGATGTCACCACTCGCCTCGGCGATCTCGAAAAGCGCGCCGCTCGCGAAAAGGAAACTGGCGAGGAAGAGCAGAAGTCGCTCGGCCAGCTGGTTATCGATTCCGACGCCTACAAGGCCGGAAATCTGACTGGCTCCAGCCGTGCGTCCATCAAGGTTTCGGCTGACCGCGCTGCAATCACCACCGCGAATACCACTGTCGGTACCGGCCGTTCTCCCGGGACCTCGCTTGTTCCAGGCGCGCGCGTTCCTGGCATCTTCGGCCTTCCTGAGCGACAGATGACGATCCGCGATCTCATTCTTCCCGGTCAGACCGCTTCCAACAACGTCGAGTACGTCAAGGAAACTGGCTACACGAACAATGCCGCACCGGTGGCGGAAACGACTGCAAAGCCGTATTCCGATATCACGTTCGATATGACGTCTGCGCCGGTTCGCACCATCGCGCACCTGTTCAAGGCCTCTCGGCAGATCCTGGACGACGCGCCCGCGCTTCGCTCCTACATCGACGGCCGGGCTCGCTACGGTCTGCGATTTGTCGAAGAAAACCAGCTCCTGAACGGTTCCGGCACTGGCCAGAATATCGCCGGTTTGGTTCCGCAGGCTTCGGCGTTTGCTCCGGCATTCGTGCCGTCTGCAGCTACCGGCATTGACCGCCTTCGTCTCGCAGTTCTGCAGGTCGTCCTCGCGGAGTATCCGGCCACTGCGTTCGTTCTGAACCCGATCGACTGGGCGAAGATCGAGCTGACGAAGGACGCCGGCGGAAACTACATCATCGGCAATCCCCAGGGCTCGCTCACTCCCACCCTTTGGAACCTGCCGGTTGTTTCGACGCAGGCGATGGCTTCTGGCCAGTTCCTTACCGGCGCGTTCTCCTACGCTGCGCAGATCTTCGACCGCATGGAAATCGAAGTGCTGCTGTCCAGCGAGAACGTCGACGACTTCGAGAAGAACATGTTCACGATCCGCGCCGAAGAGCGTCTGGCTCTGGCTGTCTACCGCCCAGAGGCATTCGTGACCGGCGCAGTTTCGCCTGCCTAATTTTATTGGGGCGTCGTCGGGCGCCCCACTTTCGCTAGGAGGCGAATATGACTGACTACATCAATGTGAAGCCGCTCAAGACCTTCGATAACGGTTCTGGGCTCAAGACCGCCGACAGCAAGCCTTTCCCGGTTGAACGAGGCGAGGCCAACGCGCTCAAAGCGCTTGGCTTGGTGTCTTTTGAGGACGATGCCAAAGCCGTCGATGCGCCTGAAACTCCGGAACCGGTAGAGCCGATTTCCTCTGCTCGATCAACGAAGAAAAAGGACAAACCCGATGCTGACAACGAAGGCTCGTAAGCAAAGGGTCGCGTCCTATATCGGCGCCGGTATCGTCAACGGTATCGGCTCACCAGTGAATTCTGTTGCACCCGCCATCACGGGCACCGCGCAGGTTGGCCAGACGCTTACGGCAACAACCGGCACGTGGTCTGGTTCCCCAACTTATGCGCGGCAGTGGTTTGCTGCTGGCGTCGCGATTTCTGGCGCTACTGCGGCCACCTATGTTCCAGTTGCGGGCGACGTTGGTAAGGCCATCACGGTTCGCGTAACCGCCACGAATGACAAGGGCAGCGTGCCTGTCACAAGCGCGCCGACTGCCGCAGTAGGGGCGGCCTGATATGGCCATCGTCGATCTTGAAACCGTCAAAAAGCATCTCCGTGTCTTTCATGAAGATGAAGATGTGGAGATCGGCCTCTATCGCGACGCCGCTGAGAGCATTGTTACGCAGCATCTTGATCGCGAAGTCGTAGCCGCAGGCGAAACGCCCACGGCCGCCGACGGCATCGCTGCAACGCCCGCAATCGTGTCGGCGATCCTTCTCGTGACCGGCGATCTCTACGAGGTGCGCGAGCCTGACCCGAAGGCAGCGGGCGACGCGGTTCTTCCGCGAGCGGTACGGATGCTTCTGGCTCCGTGGCGTGTCTGGCGAACAGTGGCGGACGACTATGTGGCTCCGATTCCATGAACCGTTCGACTGGCGCCAGCCAGGCTTCACCATCGCCTACAAGGCCGGCCTCTACAACGTGACACGCAAGTGCGCTGCGGCTGCAATAGCTGCTAAGGCCGCTGAACCCACCAAGGATCGACCGAATGCCAAAACGCAAGAGGGCGGGCGCAGGCTCGCTGAGTGAGCGCATCGGCTTTGAGGCCGAGGTCGAGGGTGGCGATGGATATGGTGGCGTGGTGGTCGACTTCGCGGAGCAATTCGTGGAGCCAGCCCGCCTCGAGCCGCGCGTCGGTAGCGAGACTGTTATCGCAAGCCGCCTTCAGGGCTTGCAGCCCTACACCATGACCGTCCGCAGCAACGAACGCACGCGCACCGTCACCGCGGCGTGGCGAGCGCGGAATAAGCGGTCTGGCGTGGTCTACGCAATCAAGGCTGCGGTCAACATCGACGAGCGCAATCAGTGGATTGAACTGCTGGTGGTGCAGGGGGAGGCGGGGTGAAAGTTCTCGGCCTTGAAAAGCTAAGCCGCAAGCTGAAAAAGCTTCCTGCTGCTGCTGAAAAACGCATCAAGGAAGCGATGGAAGTTGGCGCCAACGAGATCGTTGCGCTGATGAAGTCACTAGTGGCAGTAGATAGCGGCGAGCTTCGTGATTCAATCGGATGGACCTGGGGCGACGCTCCAAAATTCAGCCAGAAGATCGCGACGGTGAAGTCAGCCGACGGCAAGCTGGTCATCACGATTTACGCTGGTAACAGCAAGGTGCGCTACGCTCACTTGGTCGAGTTCTCGACAAGAGCGCATCAGAACGCGGGCCAGTTCGCTGGAACGCAGCATCCAGGCACGTCCGCACAGCCATTCTTTTTTGTCTCGTATCGCGCTCTCCGTCGACGCACCAAGTCTCGCATAACGCGCGCTATCACAAAATCAGCGAAAGAGGTGGCTGCGAATGGCTGACCCCGTTCTTGAGTTGCAGGGCGCCATTATCGCGCGCCTGAAGGCCGACGCCAGCGTCACTGCTCTAGTCGGCAACAGGGTTGCGGACATACCGCAGTCAACATGGGTAAAGCCGTACGTTTGCATCGGCCCGTCCAACTACGTCGCTGAGTTGATCGACTGCATCGACGGCGGAGAGATCATGATCCAGATCGATTGCTGGTCAGATGCAACGGTTCTCTCGCAGGTGCGTCAGGTGTCCGACGCCGTAAGACGAGCGCTGCGTGGCTGGGAGCCATTGCTTGCGACAAACGCGCTCGTTTCGTTTGAACCATGGCGAACCGATATCGTGACCGACGGAGCGCTCAAGCAAGCCTCGCTTCGCTACACGGCGATCGTCGAAGAGCCCTAACGGCTGGCCTTTTAAGGGCAGTATCCATCACAAATTTCTAGGAGGCCTTTATGGCTCAAGCAACCACCATCAAGGGGGGCAAAATCCGTGTGCTCCTTGGAAATGACGCTGATCCTATCGTTTATGCCGCGCCATGCGGCTTCACGCAGCGCTCGATCACACTAAGCAAGGCGCTGAATGAGGTCAGCATTCCAGACTGCGCCGACCCCGACAAGGTTGACTGGGTCGGTCGAGATGCCACTTCGCTCTCAATGGCCATCACCGGCGAAGGCGTCTTGGCGTCTGAAAGTGTCGATACATGGATTGAAGGCTTCGAGAGCATCGAAAGCATTCCGGCAAAAATCGAATGGGAATTCCCGGCCAAGACGATCACTTGGACTGGCCGCGTTCACATTGAGAGCATGGAAGTTGGCGCGAACAACGGGGAACGCGCCACCAACAATGTCTCGCTCCAGAGTGACGGCGTTATGACCCGAGTAACCACCCCGGCGACACCGTAATGCGTGACGCAAGGGTCACATTTGACTGGGCGGACGGAACGTACTCGTTCCGTCTTGCTTGGGGTCAGCTTGAGGAGCTTCAGGAGAAGTGCGACGCCGGCCCATACGTTGTGCTGCAGAGACTGCACAGTGGCGCTTGGCGCGTAGAGGATATCACAAATATCATTAGGCTCGGCCTAATCGGCGGCGGAATGGAGCCGTCACCCGCATTGAAGATTGCCCGTCTGTACGTTGAGGCCCGCCCTCCCATGGAGAACCTCATACCAGCGCAGGCCATTCTTTCGGCAGCCCTGATGGGGGCGCCAGAGGAGAAGGTGGGGGAGGTAGACGCAGCAAATCCAAAGGAAAGCAGCTCGACGAACTCCCAAACGGAAAGCTGAGATTTGCTGCGCTTTATGGGACTGCTGCAGTAATTGGCTTTACGCCTCAGCAGGTCAACGAAATGTCAGTGTGGCAATTTCTGGCGGCTGTCGACGGATATGTCGAGGCAAACACGCCGGACGACGGAGGGCTGACGGCAAAGGAAGTTGACGAGCTTTGGGACTGGGTGAAGGGGTGATGCGTTGCTAGCGTCACTTCACTCATAATCAACGTCTCGAATGCGGCAATCGGCTTGCTTCACCGGCAAACCTTGAGGGCCGTAGTTTTTTGCATAGGCGTAAGCCCCGGCCGGGATGTTTTGCGAGATAAGGGAAATTGTCGTGAGTGCTTTTCCGTCATCTCCTAGCAGCCCACATTCAGCTGCGATGAATGTGATCTTTTTGCTCGAAGTGTTGTGAAATTTAAGCACGAGCTCTGCCGCACCGGTCGAGGTGCGGTGAAATCCTTCATATTCGAACTCAGCCGAACTAGCGGTCGAACTGCTTGTCAAAGCCGCTAGAAGTACGGCGGTCGCTCCAACTTGCCTCATAATCCACTCGCGCCTCCTCTTCGCGCCTCACGGCAAGCATTTATCAGGACATCCACACAAATGGCAACAGACCTGGAACGCCTTGTCGTCCAGCTTTCGGCTGACATCAAGGGCTACGAAAATGCGCTTAATCGCGCTCAGGGGCAGACATCTCGGCGACTGAATGCAATCCAGAGACAGGCGTCGACTTCGGGTCGAGCAGTTGCCGCATCGCTCGCGCGATCAGCAGCGCAGATTGGTGCAGCATTCGTGTTTAGCGGAGCAGTCCGCGAGCTGGCGAGTTTGTCTGATGCTGCGACGAGGGTAGATAACTCTCTGAAAGTAGTTGGAGTTACTGGAGCCGAGCTAGAGCGTGTGTATGCTGCGCTGGCAAAGTCGGCTATGGCCAATGGGGCACCCATCGAAAGCCTTGCCACTCTTTTCGGACGAGCATCGCTTGCCCAGAAAGAGCTAGGCGTCTCGACGGATCAGCTTCTCAGCTTCACCAACAACGTGGCCACCGCACTTCGGGTTGCGGGCACGGATGCGCAGACAGCTTCGGGGGCTCTTCTCCAGCTCGGGCAAGCGCTTGGCAGTGGCCGCGTCATGGCCGAGGAGTTCAATTCGATCCTCGAAGGGACGCCGACTATTGCTCGAGCGGTTGCTGCCGGATTGAAAGAAGCTGGCGGGTCTGTTTCCCAGCTGAAGTCGCTGGTTGTCGACGGCAAGGTTTCTTCCGAGGCTTTTTTCCAAGCGTTTCAAGCTGGATCTGTTGTTTTGGAGGGCCAAGCGTCCAAAGCGACCTTCACGATTGCCCAAGCCACAACGAACCTCTCAAACGCACTCATAAATGTTGCACGCGAATTCAATAACTCCACAGGAGCAAGCGAACGCTTTGCCGGCGGATTGAATAATGCGGCTAGCGCGATTTCGAATCTCGATGTCAGCGTCCTGATCCAGAAAATTCAAGAACTGAATAAGGGATTTGAGGATTATCTCGCAAACCTCAAGGTTTTTGATAGCCTTAACCAGCTCACAGGAATTACCGACGCCAACGGGCAGGCAATCAATGTAGATAAATCCAAAGCAGAGGCAGATATTGCTTCTCTCGAGAAGGAGCTAAAAACTCTTCAAGAGAGGATTGCGGTAAATACCGATCTTGGTTTCGACAACACAGAGGCATTGGCGAGAATAGCCGAGGTGACAGCTAGCCTGAGTAAACTCAAGGCCGAAGCCGCAAATATGCCTGACACCGTGCCCGGTTATCGGCTGGGCGAAAACGGCATTGAAGCAATACCAGAATCCTCCCAGACGAACGGACAAATGGGTGGGTCGACTATTAGGGGAGGCGCTCGGCGACGGGCCGTCCAACCGGTATCGATCGCTGATTTCAAGCCGCCTCCAGGGTCAAAAAAAGCCAAAACCGGTGCGCCTAAGAAGACCTCAGACGATCGTTTTGCTGAGGACGTGCAAGCGATTAAGGACCGAACTGCCGCACTCGTGCAGGAGCAGCAGATAATTGGGCAAACGTACTACCAGCAAGAAAAGCGCCGCATGGAGCTTGATCTTGAGCAGCAGGCGTTACGCGACGTACGTGAAGAGGCAAGGAAAAAGGGCGACCGTGACTGGCAGAACGCCCAGCTAACTCCTGACCATATAGCGAAAATCAGCGCGCTGTCGGCAGAGTACGCCAAACAGGCAGACGCTTTGAGGGAACTCGAAGAAGTTCAGTATCGCGCTGAGAGCTCTGCTCAAGACTTTTACGACACGGCACGCACCGGCTTTGTGGACGTGATAAAAGGAACGTCGAGCCTTAGTGACGCACTTTCTAATTTGGCTAGTAAGTTTGCTGACTTAGCACTTAATAGTGCATTCGATTCACTATTCGGTGGCTCAAAGGCTACGAGCAGCGGCGGCTGGTTGACCAATATCTTCAAGGGTCTTGGCTTCTCCGGGGGCGGCTACACCGGCGACGGCGGCAAATATCAGCCCGCAGGCGTCGTTCACAAAGGCGAGTACGTCTTCGACAAGGCGGCGGTTAAGGCTGCTGGCGGTCCTGCCGCACTGGAAGCGATGCGCCGCAATCTCAAAGGCTACGCCAACGGCGGCGCAGTAGGCGTCTCCGTCCCAACAATCCCCTCGCTAAGGCCAGCCAACGACAACGCAGTGAAGGTCAACTACGCGCCCGTAATCGACGCGCGAGGCGCTGATGCTGCCGCGGTGGCCAGGTTGGAAAAGGTTGTCGCAAAGCAGGGTGCAGAAATGCAAGGCCGCGTCGAAGCCGCCGTCAGATCGGCTCAGAAACGAAACGTGAAGTTGGGGTAGGGCTTTCCAGCCCTACCGTCATTTACCGTTTCTGACGCGGTCGGAGTTTGTCAGTGCTTCTCCTAGCCTGCCAAGCGTTTCCTTCATGGCTTGTTCGGCGGATTGTGTGAGTGACTTTGCTCCGCCCTCGCAAGCAAGGCCGGCATCAGATTGGCCGTTGCCGTCGCCAGAAACGGTCGTTCCCAGAAGCCTTCCGGATTGTCCATCAACGGTAATTGAGGCGGCTATCTCAACTTCCGTCTCCATCCCGGCGACCCAGAAGCCCGGAACAACACGGAGGCGTGCATTAACATCCTCGCCCTTGACAATGATCATTCCTCGCGCGTTCCGAGACTTCAGTTCATCGCGGCCCACCGGAGCTTGAACAACTTCAAGTTCAGTTACGAGGTTCGAAAAAGTCTGACGAACTGAACCAGAGAAGCTGCTTGATAAGGCCAATGGGAAGGTGTGCGCTGCGCAATTGAAGTCTGAAGGCTTGATCGACTTATCCAGCTTCGATCCATCTACGAACAGCAAGTATTTCCCTGGAAGTTTGCCCTCATACGAAGAGTAAACGTTGTACGTGGCCACAGTGAGCGGCTCAGCTTTGTATTGGCAAGATGCCAACATGGCGGCAATCAATGCCGCAGAGATATTTATCTTTTTCATGATTTCCCCAGTCAAACCCGATGAGCATAAAAGCACTTCGTGGTTGCAATGTCGATTGGGACGGCAGGGAATCCACAATGACAATCACATACCCGCTCCCAACTTCGTTTTTCGATGAGTTCCCCGGCTGGTCGACAGAGTTCAATCTGCTCTGGCGGCAGGAGCAGTCGCGCACAGCAGGCGGCCAGACCGTGGTCAAAGACATGGGATCGCCGCTCTGGCAGATGACGGCGCAATCGCGCTCGATGAAGCCGAACGAGCTGGATTACTGGCGTGCGCGGCTTACGAGCTTGGAAAACGGGCTCAAGACGTTTCGCGCGTTTCCGAAGTCTCGCTGCTTCCCGGTGGCGTATCCGAATGGCAGCTGGCCAACCGGCGGCGCCTTTGACGGCGTTGCGCAAGTGGCGACCATCGCATCGAACCGCAAGGCCATCTCGCTGTCCGAGATTCCGGAAGGGTATAAGGTTACGGTCGGCGATTACATCCAGATCGGCGACAAAGATCTGCATTTCGTCATGGAGCCTGTGACGGCCGGCGCTGGTGACGTTACCACGCAGTTTGAGGTCCGCCCGCATCTGTGGCCGGGTGTGGTGGCGCCGGTCTCTGCAACGCTGATCAAGCCTTCCTGCATCATGATGGTCGTGCCTGGCTCCGTCTCGACAACTGCCGACCTTTCGACAGGACGCGGCACGGTCACGTTTCAGGCGATTGAAGCCCGCTAAACTCCCCTATAGGACGTTATGAGAAACATATCAGCAGAAAACCTTGCTGCGCTTGAGGCGCGGCAGCTGGTGGCGCGTGACTTCCTCTGGTTCGTTGCGCGCGATCGAGCGACCGGTGCGCCAGTCACCGATGGCATGTGGTCGGACGTCGGAAACGTATCTGCGGCCATCGTGCACCCCGATACAGGCTTACCGGTTACTCGTGACTGGTACGGTTCGGGCACGCTGGTGCAAATCGATGACATTCCGCTCGTTGCCAACCTCTCGGTACAGAACGTCAACATCCGCCTGTCTCAGGTCAGTGAGCACGTGCAGACGCTGGTGCGGCAGTATGATTGTCGCCAGGCTCGTGTCGAGATTTATAGAGGTCTGTTCGATCCAGATAGCCGCCAGATGGTGGCGCCGGCAGAATGTCGCTTCGTGGGGTTTGTCGACACAATCACGATCAACACGCCCTCTGAGAATGAGGAAGGCAGCGTGACGATGGTTTGCGCGAGCCATACGCAGGAAATGACGCGGTCCAATCCGTCGACGCGCAGTCACGCGACGCAGGTGCTGCGACAGGCCGGTGATGCTTTTTACACCGATGCAGACACCTCGTCCGAGTGGGAGTTCTTCTGGGGTTCCGAAAAGGGCAAAGTCGCCACTCAGCCGAAGCGGAAAAAGTTTCTAGGAATCTTCTGATGGACGTTCGCTTCGCAAGGCGCGAGGACCGCGACCGTGTGGTGGTGCTTCTTCGGGAAAGCCATGAGGCCGCAGGCTTCACGTTCCCCTTCCAAGCAGCTTACGCCGATCAACTGTTTCAGCAGCACATGCTTTCTCCGATGGCTTGTGTGTTGGTCGCAGGCGATCGTGCGCAGGGCGTTCTGATGGCCGCTGCTTTTGAGCATCCGTTCGGTGCTGGCCGCATTGCCAAGGAAACGGTCTGGTTCGTGTCGCCAGAGGCGCGCGGCCGGGGCGCGATCAAGATGCTCGACGCTTACGAGACATGGGCGCGATCAGTCGGCTGCGTCTCTGCCGGTATGGCATCACTGGCAACCAATGACGTCTCCATCCTCTACGAGAGGCGCGGCTACAGCGCTGTCGAAACATACTTCATGAAGCCGCTCTAGCGGCTAAGCGCGCGGATAGCGCAGCGCATCCCAAGGAAAATCGATGGCTATTTTTTCTGGAATCGCGACCGCGATTTCCGGCGCGATCTCGGCTGTCTCCAGTTTTATTGGTGGCCTCGGCGTCGTTGGCTCTTTCCTGCTGAAAACGGCCGTAGGCGTTGGCGTAAGCCTGCTCGCCCAGTCGCTCGCCGGCAAGCCCAAAGATCCGACATTCTCGATCAACGGCACACTGCAAGGCGGCGGCGATATCTCGCGCTCCTTCATTCTGGGCCGTACTGCGACCGCTGGCTCTCTCGTATTCGTCAACACGTGGGGGCAGGATGGTGATACACCGAATGCGTATCTGACGCAGGTTATCGCGGTCTCGGACATGCCGGTTCGTGGGGTGGTTGAGTTTTGGGCAAATGGCGAGCGTATGACACTTGGCGCCCTTACCGAGCGCGGTTATGCGATCAACGAGTATCCAGACAGCCTTTGGTTCAAATTCTACGACGGCACCCAGACGACTGCCGACAGCTTCCTGTTCACGTCGGTATCGAACGGAAACAGATGGTGGAATCCTGACCGTATCGGCAGGGGTGTTGCTTACGCGATCGTCACGGCTCGCGTTTCCAAGAACATGTTCTCTGGCGTGCCGTCCTTCAAGTTCGTGCTTGAGGGAATGCGACTTTATGATCCATCTCGCGACAGCACCGTTGGCGGTGTAGGTGGCCAGCGCTATGCCGATCCGGCGACGTGGGGCGGCGACGGCGACTTTCTGCCGGCGGTGCAGATCTACAATCTGCTGCGCGGCATCAGCTACAACGGCCAGTGGTTTTACGGCCTGCAAAACATGGCGGCGTCCCGCCTCCCTGCTTTGGCGTGGATTGCGCAGATCGAGAAGCACCGGGCCGGTACGCTAGAATCCACTGGATGGGTAAACACCTACCGAAGCGGAGGCGAAGTTCAGGTCGAGGCTCCGCTGACGTCTGCTGTTGAGGCGTTGCTCACAGCCTGCCAAGGCAAGATCTCGGAAGTTGGTGGCGTCTACTACCTGCATTCTGGTGCGCCGGACGCTCCGGTTATCGCATTCACCGACGACGATATCCTATCTACTGAAGAGCAGGAGTTCACGCCATTCCTTGGATTGGCGGACACTATCAACGGTGTGTCGGCAAACTATCCTTCTCCGCAAGACGGATGGGTATCAAAGACTGCGCCGCCGCTCTATCGAACTGACCTTGAAGCGATCGACGGCAATCGCCGTCTGATGGCCGACGTCGATCTGAACTTTGTTCCGTATGCGGAGCAGGTGCAGCGGCTAATGAGGTCGGCGCTCGAAGAGGCCCGACGCTTCCGCAGGCACACGATTGTTCTGCCTCCGAAATTCTGGGCCTATGCGACACCGGGGACGGTGTTTTCGTGGACGTCGGAGCGTAACGGTTACATCGCGAAACTGATGCGCCTCGACGGTGTGGCGGATCGCGCCAACCTCGATGTCATGGTCGACATCACTGAGGTTGATCCAGCTGACTACGACTGGAACACGAATGCCGACTTCAAGCCCCCTGTCGATGGGCAGCTCGGCGTCATTCGCCCGACACCACAGCCGATTGTCGACTGGTTCGCTGAACCCGCCACAATCAAAGACGCGGCTGGCGATGATCGTCGCCCTGCCATCCGTCTGACTTGGGACAACACCGATGGACGCCTCGATGATGTCATTGGCATTGAGTATGAGGTCCGGCTTCAGGCCACGCTTGAAAAGGTAAGCGAGGGCCGTACAGACCAGCCACAAGTCGGCTCAATGCTGATCTCGCAGAGCCTTCTGCCCAATCAAAGCTACGTCGTCCGCGGTCGCTATATCCCCGGCGGAGACAGGCCGGTGTTGTGGTCTGGATTTATCCCCGTCATCACGCCTAACATTCTGCTTTCTGACAAGGATGTGTTCATTGACGTCGATCTTTCCGGCGTCGATGAGCAGCTATCGTGGCTCTACGACAACGCGAGATCGGCTAAAGATCGGATACAGGCGCTCATTGCCTCGCAGCTGGAGTTGCCAGTTGTCGCAATGGAGCACAGCGAATCCATCCGCCGCAGCCTTTCTCTGGCGCTTGGCAACGCTCGCGCCGATTACAATGAGAAGATCGAGATTGCGGTCAGCGAGACAGCGGCTGTCGGAACGAAGCTGGAAGAACTTACCGTCAGTGTTGGTCAGGATGTCGCTTCGCTTACCACCCAGATACAGGTTGCTGTTGACGGTACGCAGGCAGTAGCAACAAGGGTTGATAGCCTTGAGGTCATATTCAACGGCTCTATCGCCAGCCTTACCAGCCAGATCATCGTCGTCGCTGACGCCAACCAAGCGCTGGCGGGCAGGGTGGACGAGATTGAGGTCGAGTTCGGCGCTGCTACAGCAGGGCTATCGAACGACATTCTTGTGGTCGCCAATGCAACGTCTGCACTGGCAACGCGGACAGACACGCTAACGGCGGCATTGGGCGGGAATTCTGCCCAAGTTAGAGTGAAATGGGAGGCCAGTGCAGGTCCCACGGGATATGATGCGCGTTTTGGTATCGTGACCGTAGTTAATGACGGCTCGACAAGAGCAGCATCATTTATGATGGATGCTCCTTCAAATTCGTCATTGCCAACTCGCATCCTCATGCAGGCCGATCAAATCCTGATGTATGGGACCGATCCGTCTTCCCTGAAGCGACCCTTCGTCTTTCAGGGCGGCGTGCTTTACCTGGATGACGTCCGCGTCAACAGCTTGTCGGCGCTGTCTGGTGAGTTGGGTAACGTCAATATTGAGAACGCCATTGTTGGCAACCTACAAGTTGGCACGTCTAACATCCAGCCTGGGGCAATCACAAGGGTCGACAGCAACTCTCGAACGGACACGGGGACATTCGACGTCACTGTCATTCACGGCCAAGGCTCCCCAACTGTGCGCCTTGATATCGTAAGCAAGCTGATATCTGGCGGAACGGTCAACGGGAAGTCCCAGATCGTTACGCAAAACATCACCAACGGTGGCGAAGTCAGTAACTTCTGCATCTTCAACTCGACGAATGATGCCAGCGGATTCCGTTACGTTGGGAGCGATATCGTTCTCTATACGCCTGCGTCCGGTCAATCTTCCACTACGTTCAGAGTCACCGTTTCTGGCGGCCCGTTCCTCGGCTCGGTGGATAGGACGATTTTGATAGCATCCACCTTCAAGCGCTAAGGAAATCCCATGACAACCGGCACCACGATGCAGATCGACCCTATGGTCGCTCTGCAAGAAGCGAACGCGCGCGAAGAGTTCTTCAAACAGCGCAATCTGTTTCTCGCGCACCACCTCGCTATGCAGAATGCAGAGAACAAAGCGCTTCTCGACAAAATCAACGGACTCGAAGCCGATCTGCGTCTTGCGCGCGGTGAAGGCGATGCCATCGACGGAGAAACCGAATAATGGCGGGCGTTGCTTACTACAACACCGGTGCGGCGACGGTTGCGGTCAACTCCAAGACCGTTACCGGTACCGGCACGAACTGGCTTTCTGTCGTCGGTGGGATGACCGCGATCAAAGCCGGTGACAAGTTTGGCATTCATGTCGGCCGGCCAATCATAATCGCTTCGGTCGACAGCAACACCCAGTTGACCCTTGAGGATAATTGGCCAGGTCCGGCGCAAACGAATGCGGCTTACAAGATCGAACTGACCAGCCCTGATGTTATAGCCGTTGAGGCTCTACGTCGGGTGCTTGGTTCGCTCGGCTCTGGTGTTCTGTATGGGCTGTCTCAACTTCCTTCTACGCCAAACAAGTCATTGACGATTGATGAGAACGGATCGGCAGCCCTTGCCGATCTTTCCCCCCTTGGGCTATCCCTGATTGCGGCGCTTAATAGCTCGTCAGCGCGTGATGTCCTTGGACTTGCCATCGGATCTAATGTTCAGGCTTACGATTTAGGCCTTCAATCAATTGCTGGCCTCACCACTAGCGCCAACCTGATGATCTATACGACGGCATCCGATACATATGCCACCACTTCCCTTACGCCGTTCGCGCGCACGATCCTTGACGATGCGGATGCCGCAGCCGTTCGCGGGACGCTTGGTGTGAGCCAAAGCGATTTAGACGCACGCTATAATCGGCTTTCCCAGACGATAGCGAATTCGCAGCTTCCGTCCACAATGACAGGGAAGTCGTTTTCTTCCACCGTATACACTGCCAACGGTATAGGAAACACCGGGTTTTTTACAACGACCTCCAATGGAAGCGTATTATCGTTCCTAAGGAACAATGCTAACGCATTTGATATCGAGGCATTCTCTTCGGCAGATTCAAGCGCCAAGCATAGTATTGATCTCAATCGGTATGGCGGAGCCGTCACGATCAACGGACAAACAGCTTGGCACGCAGGCAATGACGGCCCCGCGTCTGGTCTTGACGCCGACTTGCTGGACGGTCAGCAAGGGGCTTATTACCTTGATGTTGCGAACTTTCCCGGAGTTTCAGCTTTCGCCCGGACCGTTCTTGATGACACATCGGGCGCAGCGATGTTCGCCACGATGGGCGCGACATTTTCTGGTAGCTCAGCAGCCGGTTCGGCAAAGTTACCAAGTGGACTTGAGTTAAAATGGGGAACTACTGTCAATTCCCTATCTGATTACCGCCTGCTGTTCCCTATCGCTTTCGCCAACGACTGCTTTGTCGCCCTCCCTGTCAATACATTTGATTATGGCGGGGCGACAGACAGGTTCATTGGGGTAAGCACATCAAACGTCGATAAAAATGGTTTCGACATTAGGGCGAGAAATATCACCAACGGTGGCGGTGTTGCAGGCCAAGGAAACGCGCCAATTCGTTGGCTGGCAGTAGGGTGGTAAAAATGGTATTCGCAAAATTTGATGACGCAGGTTTCCCTATCGGCTTCTATACCGAAGAGATCCACGGCGATACGATCCCGGCAGGCTCGATCGAGATATCTGAGGCGCACTGGAAAGAATTTTTGAACCACCCCGGCCTGCGAAGATGGGAAAATGGCGGCATTGTTGAAATAGACCCGCCTGCGCCGCCTGCGCCTTCCCCTAATATCACCGACTACGAAAACGCAATTCAGAACCTAGTCGACAGCACTGCTCGTGAGCGTCAGTTTCGCGACGGTGTGACGTTGGCGTCCTACACCGCGTCCACAAAGCCGAAATGGGCGGCAGAGGCGCAGGCCTTCGTCGCGTGGCGCGATAACGTCTGGTTCTATGCGTACGGTGAATTGGCCAAGGTGCAGGCAGGTCAGCGACCTCAGCCGAACATCGAGCAGTTTCTTGGCGAGATTGCCCCCATCGCTTGGCCGGTAGCGTAACCCGGCACCCATAACCACAATCAGGCGCAGGAACCAAAAGAGTCCCGTCGCACGCAATATGGCGCCGAGGCCTCATGCCGCGGCCTGTTTCAGGGGACGCGCGGCGCTCTCGTATGGCGCCGGCTCAAAATAGGTTGCAATCCACCTATAGTATCAATCAGGGGGATAAGAAGACAATTATGCGCGAGTGGCACGAGGCCGCCATTTCCCTTCAAACTGGAGGGGATGCTGTTTTCATTGCTTCAACAGCGCCGTTGTGCGCGTGACCGATCGCCCAGTCAGCATCGTTCTTGATTTCAACAACGACAAGGCCGTTAACGGGCGGAACAACATTCCGTAATGTATCTCTGACCGTAATCGCATCTGCAGTGTGTGCTGCGATCCATAGCGATTCCAGAACACGGGTCGCGTTCCATCGTTTCATAAATCCGAGCAGCCCTGAATAGTCACTGCCGAGTTTCACGTCATAGCTGATCAAATACCACTTCATGGCGCCCTCCCATTGCCACGGAGGGAATTTTTGACTCAATTCGCGCAGGAGTCGAGTCAGAGTTTCAAATTTGAAACCGGCTTGGATGGCATTGCCTGCCCAATGCGTGGCTTGAAATTCGGTCTAGACCAATTTAAATGCGGCGCAATTCAAGGGCTTGCCTGTTTGTCCACACCTGCCTGTGGAAAGCATGGTAGAATCAACCTATTTTTAGTGTAAGCACTTGACAATGATATTTGGTAATTCTGCCAAAGCAAAAACAGGAGGTGTGCAATGATACATTCATCATTCGCAGCGAAGCATCTCTGCGAAAAAAGCAACTGGACGCTGACCAACCTCAAACTGCAGAAACTTCTGTATCTCGCAGACATGAACTACGTTGGCCAGACAGGCCAGCGACTGATCAATGAGGACTTCGAGGCGTGGGATTATGGTCCCGTTCTTCCCTCTGTCTATCACGCATGCAAGTCTTTCGGATCAAAGGCTGTGCCGAATGTGTTTTGGGGTGTCGGGTCCATTGCAAATACCAACGAGGCCGCTTGGCTAGATGTTGCGTGGGACAGTCTTAAGGACCAAACCCCGGGACAGCTCGTTGAGAATACGCACTGGAACCGAGGAGCGTGGGCAAAGCGCTACGTTCCAGGCGCAAAAGGCGTGAAAATCCTGACAGGGGATATGGTTGACGAGTACAGAAACCGAGTCTCCTGAACTTGAGCCATCTCCTTCTCCTTCAAAGACGGGAGGCTTTGCTGTTCCGTCTTCAGGAGGCGCGCTTGCCGAAAATACGGCAAAGCTTGAGGCGGATTTGGCAACTGAGCGAGAAGAGCGGTGCGAAGAGCGGTTCATATGGATCGCAGTTGTCTTCATTCTGGCTTCGGCCCACGTTTACGCCTCGATGGACAGCGTCATTGCGTTCATCTGCTTGTTTATGCTCTCGCTAATTTTGCTCGTCGGAATTGCTAAACGCCTAGGTGTTGATTGGGCGGTACAGGGTGTGGGGTGGCTGATGCACCATATCGCTGAACGTATGAAGATCGACAAAGAGTAACCTCGGTAACAACATTATCAACAAGGCGTCCTTCGGGGCGCCTTTTCTTTTAGGACTCCCAAATGCCAATCACCAAAATCTCCACACAGGGGAGGGCTTTCGTGCGCCTGCACGAGGGCAATCCACTTACCTGCTACCTCGACCCTGTCTTTATTCCGACGATCGGTACGGGCTTCACGATGCGCAGCGATTCAGTTCGCCGCGAACTGGCCAAGATCGGCATCACGAAGCTTGTCCCAGGTAAGACTAAGATCACGGCCGCGCAGAGCGATGTCATCCTCGACGCTGTTCTTGCTGCCGAGTATGTGCCAGCGGTTGTCGCTGGTTCGCCCGAGAATCGTAAACAGCATGAGCTGGACGCTGCTGCATCCGTGACGTTCAATCTCGGCGTCGGCGCGATGAATTGGACGTGGGCTGACCTCTGGCGCAAAGGCCAGATCCAGAAGGCCGCCGCTCATCTCGCAAGCAACTACAACACTGCGAAAGGCAAGAAACTGCCTGGCCTCGTGCGCCGTCGCAAGGAAGAGGCGCTTCTATTCGAAAAGGGCATCTATACCGGCGTAGCGAGCGCAACGAAGGAAGCCACTGCCGAGCCGCCCGCCCAGCCTGATCCGGTCGTTAAAGAAGCTCAGGAACTTTTGACTGCCGCTGGTCTCAATCCGGGCGCAATTGACGGCTGGATGGGCGAAAAAACCAAGGCAGCGGTGATTGCCTACCAGAAGGCCCACCCGCATCTGATCGCCGATGGCATCATTGGTCCCGCCACGCTCGCACAGCTTCGGCGCGACGCAGGCGCGGCCAAGGACGTGGTTACAAAGGGCGCGAGCTCTGCGGCTGGTTCTGGATTGCTTGCCTTCACCGCAGGCCTCCCATGGGGCTGGATCGCCGCAGGTGTGCTTGTGGCGGTTGTCGGCTACGTGGCCTACCGCAACCGCGATGTGATCGCACGCCGGTGGAATAGTTGGCGCGGCAAGGAGGTGGCGGTTTGATGATCATCGCCAAGCTTAAAGGCTACCTAGCTGCAATTGGCACGGCGCTCGCGATCCTCGCGGGCGTCTTTTTGTATGGCCAGCGGGCAGGGCGCTCCGCGGCAAATGACGAGCAGGCTGCGGCGAATGCCAAGGCCATCAAGAAGGCCGGGGACGTCGAGCATGAAATCAAAAATCTTGGCGACGATGATGTTGATCGTCGTCTTACTCAGTGGATGCGCGACAAGCGGTAATTACTGCGACATCGCGCGACCGGTGCGGCCCTCCTTCGAGGATAGCCTCACGCCGGAAACAAAACGGCAAATCCTCATCGAGAATGAGAAGCTGCAGAAGCTCTGCGGGGTGAAGCCATGACCGGCCCTGAAATCATGGCTGTCGCCGTCTTCATCATCACGGTTTTCGGCTTTCTCTTCGGCCTCTGGAAATACGTCGATGCGAAGATCAGTGCCGCCAAGATGGAGGCGTCTGGCGCCGCATCTGCGGCTTCGGCAATGGCGTCCCTTGCGAGGGAAGAGCTTGCTGCTCACCGCCTGCATGTGGCGGAAACCTACGTCTCAAAGTCCGGCCTTCGCGAACAGACTGAGCAGATTATGGGTGCAATCGGAGCGGTAAAAGATGCCGTCGACAAGATGACGTTGCGCGTGGATCGCATCGTCGAAAATCAATCAAAGCCGCGCGCGACGCGGTCGGGATAAAGCATGGCTAGACAAGGAAATTCATCGGCCGCACGTGCTGCGCGCATGAGGGCAACGGCAAGCTATTTCGGGGCGGGCGTGATTGGGGGCGGCAAATCTGTTCCTGTCCCGGTCGGTATGTCTTGGGACCCGGGCTTTAAGACGAAGCTTTCCAGTGGAGCCTATCTCACCGACTACATTTCTACGGCATTCAAACCCACAGTTACGGGCAGCACGTTCTATGTTGACCCGGTTAGCGGCAACAATGGCAACACCGGTCTTTCTCCAGTTCTCGCCGTAGCAACACTGCGAAACGCTCTTGGCAAGGTGAATGCTGCATCGGCGGCTCTCGTCCACCGAATCGTTGTCAATCTGCCATCTAAGTGGGTTTTCCGAGGCACTGACGGGTGGAGCATATCTCTTACTCGTCGGTGCGTTGTGGAAGTCAATGGCGGTCGAGCCATCAGCGCTTTGAGCGCGACAAATACCGCCCTCACTTACACGAAGATCGCCGGTTACACGAATGTCTATGAGACGGCATTGGCTGCCGCCCCGAGCAGGGTTTATGACCTTTCGCTGTTGTCGACCAAGATGCTGACGGACATCCGCGTACCTGCTTATGCGTCGTCGGAATGCCCCAACTATGACAAGCTCGCCAGTGTCGCCAGCATCGCGCTTTGCGACTCCACGCCCGGATCTTACTTCTGGACTGGTGGCGTTCTTTACACCCATCCGCGAGACAACCGAGCATCTGACGCGCTTGTGCAGCCGGTAACGTCTGGCCTCAACGGTTCATGGGTTCCCGCTTCTGGTGTGCTAGGGGCGACACTTTGGGTTGATGGGATCGATTTCGTCGGCGGTAGCAACCCCATGGCAATCTCCGAAGCTGTTGCCGCCGGTGGTACGGGTGGCGATCAGACACTGCGCGCCTATTTCTCGCGCTGTTCCTATCAGGGTTCAACGGATGCTAACGACGCCTTTGTGCATGTCGGTTACGGCGATAGTTATCATTACCACTGTGGGGCTTTTGACAGCGGCGTGGATGGATTTTCCGCTTATGGCATCAATGCCGCCTCCAACACGGAACCCTGCGCCAACCGCGTCGAGATTGGCAGCGGAAGTTTCAACAATGGTATCCCGGCACAAACACAGGCAAACGGAACTACCACGCACAATGGCAAGGTCATCAGCATTGCTCCGTGGCATCTCGGCGCCAACAACCGCACCGCGCACTTCGTGAATGCTTGCCGTGTGTGGATAGCTGGCGGATACATCGGCCCCAGCGCCAGTGTGTCCGGCGCATCATCGTGCAGCTTGCAGATCGGGAACGGCGCGACGGAACCGGGGCAGCTTTGGGTGGACGGCGTCACTGTGCTGCCCGGATCGCTCACAGACGTTCGTGTTACCGCCTTGGCCACTCTGTACCATCAGAGGATGAACAACCTTTCGGGGCTTATTGTCGATAATCAGGGCACGATCACCCAATACACATGATATCCACACCGCAATATCGCACAACACCCCCGACCTATGGCCGGGGCATTCAACCCGCTTGCCGAGAGGTAGGCGGGTTTTTTTGCTTTTCGCGATGACAGAATAAAAGACCTGCCCACCACTGGAGGTAGCGAGCAGGTCCATGAAAAGCCCCTCCCACAGGAGCCGACTCATCACAACACAACCTTTTCGCGATGACAAGACAATGGCGTGGAGTTTTTTGGTTTGAATCCCGCCTCCTCGACCCTGGGATGGGCCGAGGAGATTGACTGGGATCAACTGGCAAAAGCCTTGCGGCTGTGGATCTTCGCCAGAACATCGAAAAGATATTACAATGTTTCAACGCATCTGTCTTCTGGATTTTGCACAAAAAAAGCCCCGGCATCTCTGCCGAGGCTTCCATCACTGACAATGTCAGATCAGATTAGAACGAACGCTGAAGGCGGAAGAAGCCCTTAACCTGATCGTCGCCGTTGTCTTCATCGAAGTAGTTAACAGCAACCTTCGTGGAGAGGCCCTGCGTGATCTTGTAGTCGACCGTCAGGCCAACCTGCCAAGCGTCATCGTTGGTCCAGTCATTACCAACCAGACCGTAATTGCCGAAGTACTGGCCGCCGGGGGTGATGGTCAGCTTGTCGGTTGCCTTGATGGCGTATTCAGCAGCAACTGCCCATTCAGATTCGGCATAGTAAGCGTTCGCGCCGGAAGCCCACACGCCAGCCAGGCCAAGTGTGCCAGGACCAACGTCGGCCGTTGCGATCAGGCGAACAGAGCCTTCTTCACGGTCAGTGTCGTAGCCGCCGATGAGCTGGAAAGAAGCCGCACCGAGCTTGGCGCCAACGCCAGCAGCGATACCAACGTTGTTGTCTTTGTCTTCGTAGCCGAGGGTGATGCCTTCGAGTTCGTCAACCGAAACGCCTGCCCAGAAGGAACCAGCGTCGTAGGTGTAACGGATCGAGTTGAACAGAGCGTTCGTGGAGAGAACGTCAGATTCGCCAGAGAGGCCATCATCCCACCAGCTGTAGAACTTACCGACCTTCAGGCCGCCGAGTTCGATGAATGCCTGGTCAACGAAGACGCCAGAACGAGTGGAAGAGCCGTTGTCAGCGTTGCCGCGGAAGCCGATGAAGCCACGCAGAGCGCCGAACTCGGTGTCAGTGCGGGTGTCAACTTCGAACTGAGCGCGCGTAAAAGCGTCCCAGTCAGAGTAGCCGCCTTTGGCGGTGCCGATAGAATCGCCGTTACCGCGGTTTACATCAACCTGGAAACGGACGTAACCGCCGAACTTCAGGCAGGTTTCGGTGCCGGGGATGTAGAAGAAGCCGGTGCCGAAAGCGTCGCAAACGCGAACGTATTCCAGGGGCTCGGGCTCAGCAGCGACGATAGCGTCAGCGGCCTGTGCGCCGGATACTGCTGCGAGAGCGGCAGCGGAGCCGATAAGAAGGCTCTTGATGTTCATGATTGACCTCCAGTCAAAGTTTTTATCCACCACGCAAAAGTCCAGAAACTGGTTGTCCCCGCCTCATTGGCCCTGCGCTGATTCACAAAAGACAGAAAGTCGCAGCAAACTGCAATCCGGATTCGCTGTTTTATTGTGACCGGACGGACATGAAGCGCAGAAGGTGTGTCCTATATGTAACAGAACAGGGTCACTCCTGTTAATAACGTTAAGATCTTATTAGGAAATTCAAGTGGTTGCAGCGCAGCCTGAGAGTGAAGTTTGCCTATGTAGAGTTGCCCTCTTGACAAATTTGTAAAAACAGTATAGCTTGACTGTCGGCCTCACCAGCCGCTCGGCAACCGACCGAGACCACCACATTGGCGCACGGTCGCCAGAAAGAGGGGATAATCATGCTCAGACGATTCCTGCGGCGTATTGTGTCGCCACGCGCATTCCTCGTTGCATTATTCGTTGTCGTCGCCGCCACCTCTGCGGCCGCGTACGCGCTCCTTCCTCCGCCCAATTTGCCGGCGACCGAGAGCGCCACCGTCAAAATCTTCCCAGCAAGCGGCCACGGCTCCGGCGTTCATGTCGGAGATGGCTTTATCGTCACTGCTGCGCACGTCGTCGGTGATGCGAAGGAAGTTCAGGTGAAAGCCAAGGGCGGCGAGAACCGCAAGGCGGACGTCCTTTGGGTCAATAAGGCCAACGACATCGCACTGCTGCGCACGTCGTCGGACGGCTTAGGGATTGCTCACCTTTCCTGCCGCGCGGTGAAGGTTGGCAATCCTATCGTTGCCTACGGCAATCCCCTTCAAATCGAATTCGTTGCCGCGTACGGCAAGATTGCCGGCGAGCCACGCAAAACAGGTCCGTGGAACGCTGTCTATGTGACCGACATCACGACTGTAATGGGGCAGAGCGGTGGCGGAACCTTTGCAGAGAACGGCGACCTGATTGGCATCACAGTCGGGGTTATGGCCGCACCGATTGGCTTCTCTGGTTCGCTCGTTGGCTATGGCTTTGTCGTGCCTTCGACTGCGGTTTGCGAGTTGCTGGCGCGGAAGTAGCCGCCCCGCATAGGGCTTCAGACAAGGGATAGGGAACATGAGCGAGAGCAAATTCAAAGTTGGCGACAAGGTCGAATGGACCAGTTCCAACGTCAAGAAAATCGGAGAAGTCATCGCCGTTGTCCCAGATGGCAAGACGCCCGTCGAAATTGGGTATCGAAAGGCTGGAGGAGGCGGACTTCCAAGGGGCCACGAAACATATGTGATTGAAGGCCACAGGGTCACTGAACGTGGGGTCAAGTACGGTTATCGATCACTCTTTTGGCCGCTCGTTAGCCTTCTTTCCCATCGAGAGGAAGCGCCATCAAAAAATACGATGGCCACCCACCGCCACAAAAAGCGCGGGACACAATACGTTCTGATCGGCGTCGGCAAGATGCAGGCGGAAAACTGGCGCGAACTAATAGGCGAGCAACACCTCATTGAAGGCGAGGAAGTTGGTACCGCTGTCGATATGCGCGAAGTCGCAATTTACCGCAGCGTTGACGACCTGTCGCTCTGGGTTCGCCCCGTCGAAGAGTTCAATGACGGTCGCTTCGAACGCCTCTGACCACACCAACCCACCGGCTTTGTCAGAGTAACATCAGGCCGCCCACCAAGCGGCCTCAACCACCACATCGAGGAGACTGCATGCCTCTACCCACAGAAGAACTACGCCGAAGAGCCGAAGCCTACAAAAAACACGGCACGCTGAAAGCTGCTGCCGTAGCGCTCGGCGTCAAGAAGTCTGCGCTCTCCGAAAGCTTGCGCCGTGCGGCCGAGGCTGGCCTTCTCGGCATTGAGCCTGTCCTGCCTGGCTTCCGGATCAGCAAGATCAGCAACACCCCGAGCGGCACATTCATTCAGCAGACGCAGGATCGCGGCGAAAAGTTCGCAGTGCCCGCCGGCCACGTCGTCAAAGGCGTGTCCGCGCTCGTCGATGCTGAGGGGCGCGTTATCCAGCAGTGGCAGAAGACGGCTGTGGAGCATTCCCCGGTGGATATTGCCGCCATCCTGAAAGAAGCGTTCAATGACGTCGCCCCTGCCGAACCTATCGCCGCACCGGCGCAAGTTTACGATGACCTGCTGACACTGACGCCGCTCGCCGACTGGCACATCGGCCTTTTCTCATGGCATCGCGAAACCGACACCAACTGGGATTTGAAGATTGCAGAGAGCGTCATCGGATCGGCTATTGAAGATTTGATCGCGCGCACGCCACCATCCGCTAACTCTATCGTCTTAGGTGGTGGGGATCTGCTCCACTCGGATAATAACGAGAACAAGACGGCGCGGTCAGGTAACGCTTTGCAGGTCGATGGCAGGTATCAAAAGGTGCTGATGACTGCGTGCCGTCTAGTCGTACGCTCGATAGATGCCAGCCTTAAACGGCACGGCCACGTCACCGTCCGTATCTTGCCTGGCAACCATGATGAACACGCCTCCGTAGCCGTCGCATACTTCATGCTCGCCTGGTATCGCAATGAGCCGAGAGTGACTGTTGATGTAGACCCGTCGCTGTTCTTCTGGTTCCGTTTCGGCAAGGTGATGATCGGCGCCACGCATGGTCACACGGTCAAACTCAAGGACATGGCCAGCATCATGGCGCATCGCCGTGCCGAAGACTGGGGCGCAACTCGTCACCGCTTCGTTCATGGCTTCCATATCCATCACTCGAGCAAGTTCGCTTCTGAGGGCGGCGGGGTAATTTCGGAATCGCACCAGACGCCTACGCCGCAGGATGCCTGGCATTTCGGCTCCGGCTTCTTGTCTGGGCGGTCGATGCAGTCGATCAGCTACCACAAAGAATATGGCGAAGTTTCGCGTGTTCGCGTGGCGATGATGGATGCCGCCAATGATAATGAGTCGACGGAACGGAGAGCGGCGTGACAGTCTCACAAGATCAGCTCAAGCAGTTGATACACTACGACCCAGAGACCGGGATATTCACGTGGTTGGTAAATCGCCAGCCGGGTATCAGGATCGGTGATGTCGCGGGCACATTGAGAGACGATGGGTATATTCGTATCCAGGTGGCAGGCGAGCGCAAATACGCATCGCACTGGGCTTGGCTCTATATGACGGGAGAATATCCGCCGTATGAGGTTGACCACGAGGACCGGAATAGGTCCAACAATTCTTGGAAAAACCTCAGGTCCGCAACAAAATCCCTGAATTGTGCCAACAGGCCAAAGCGAGTTCGCGAGAGTGGTCTCCTACGAGGCACCACTAGAAGCGGCGGCAAGTTTACGGCGCAGATTCGAGTTCGCGGCGAGCATCGCTACCTTGGCACGTACGATACCGAGGAGGAAGCGCATGCCGCATACGCAAAAGCGGCATTTCCTGAATTCAGAGAATTTTCTGTGTTGGCGGCTGCGAATGATAATGGGCCTGTGAGGGCTGTGGCGTGAAGCTGGCTGTCATTGGTAGTCGAGGGTTCCGAAGTCATGACTTAATGGCAGAGAAACTGAACGAGATGATGCCATCGCTCGTAATCAGTGGAGGCGCTAAGGGGGCGGATCAAATGGCGGAGACGTGGGCGCGCCGCAATGGCATACCCACCCAGATATTCCTGCCTGACCATAAAAAATACAAGCATGCCTTTCATCATCGAAACCGGCTCATCGCCGAGGCTTGCGAACACCTTGTCGCGTTTTGGGACGGGCAATCCACCGGCACAAAGTACACCATTGGCTATGCACGTCGCATCGGCAGGCCAGTTACTGTCTTTCGCTACTAATAAACCGCCAACCCCGCCAGCCACCAACTGGCGGCCAACCACCACAACACTGAGGAGATGAGAATGATTAAGATGTACGACCCGCCAGGCGGTTGGCGCCATGGCTTTCCGAAGGAATACAAGCCGATTGCCGGTGAGACACTTGAGGATACGCTTGTCCGCGACGGCTACCCCGAAAAGGACGCGGGCCTTGGTGCCAAGCATTGCAGATTCTGGGAGCAGAAGGAGGTCGCGTGATGGAGCTTCACCAACTATGTGGCGTGTATGATTCCGCCGACGAATGGCCAACCACCACCTTCGGCCCGCTCGACAAGTACGTGGCCGCCAATGACAACGTGCCCGTCGGCAATGTGATGAACAGCCCGCTGAATGGCGGCCTTATCGGAACGGCTGTGCCGCATGGGTATACCACCGACACGGCCGGCAATTTCCGTCCTCTGTCCTCGGACAACGGCCAATACATCGGCCTAACCCGCGACCATCCAACCGAACCACCCCGCACCGGCGATTTCATGCAGACATACACCGGCCACCAATATTGGCCGATGGACCCTCGACCGCGTGAAGTCTACATCGAGGACATCGCGCACTCGCTCAGCCTGCAATGCCGATACGCTGGTCACTGCATCAAGTTCCTGTCGGTAGCAGAGCATTCAGTTCTGATTGCCCGTCACCTTGCAGCCAAGCACGCGCCTGAGGTAGCTTTGGCAGGCCTTCTGCACGATGCCCCTGAAGCATACTGCGTGGACATTCCGCGCCCACTCAAGCCGTACCTGACGAACTACGAGGGCATCGAGCAAAAGAACTGGCTGGCGATAGCGGTGCGCTATGGCTTGCCGACGGAGCTGCCCGACGAAGTGCACGACGCGGACAACCGCATCATTGCCGACGAGCTCGTTAATCTGGTGCCAATGCCTTGGCATGCGCGGTACAATAACCCGTTGGGTGTGAAGCTGCGGTACTGGTCGCCGGAGAAGGCGGAGCAAGAGTTCATGGCGACGTTTGATGCGTTGATGGCGGGGAGGGCGGCTTGAAGCCAGGTGACAAAATCGTTTGCGTGGACGCGAAAGCTGCTGGCTGGACGTCAATGCCGACTGGCCTCGTTGAGGGTGAGATTTACACAGTCAGATCCTACGGACCCTATCGACATTATATCGATGGAGATTTCATCGGCGTCAGGCTGATCGAGATAGACAGAGGAGATGATCCGGCTGGCCTGGACGTAGGCGACATGCCTTTCCGCGCAAGTCGGTTCAGGCCGGTCGTAGAGCCGAAGGGGGAGACTAAGAAGAAGATTGAGGAGACGATATGAGCGATATGATTGAAAGGGTGGCGCGGGCGATTTGGTCGAAAGCCAAGGAAGATCCAACTCGAAGGAGTGTTGGCGTCTCGTTTGAAAACGACCCTTTGAGACTTTGGTGGATCGATCAAGCCCGTGCCGCAATCGAAGCGATGCGCGAGCCTACCAAGGCGCAACTCGATGCCGCCGAAGAAATAGTTGTCGGTTACGACGACTTCGCCAATGGCGACGGCAATATCTATCTTGGCATTCCAGGTTATCCGCAGAAGGCCCGCGATGTTTGGACCGCCCTTGTCGACGCAGCACTGAAGGACACGCCATGACCATCACATCCAAAGACACCGGATGCCTTACAGCCGTACCGGCGAATGATAACGTTCCTGTTGAGCTGCGCGCGCTCGGTGCGGCGATTGGAAAGGCCGACCCTGACTGGAAAGAGCTTGGGCGCCAAGCAATTTCTCGTTTCCCAAAGGTTCACGCCTACCTGGCCGCGAACGAAGTCCCAGCCATCCTACCACCCGTCATCGCTCTCACCGGCCTTGCTGGCAGCGGTAAGAGCACGGCCAGCAAGTACCTGGTCGAGAAGCACGGCTATCAGCTGGTGAAGTTCGCAGGGCCGCTTAAGGATATGCTGCGGGCTATTGGCTTCGGAGAAGACGACATCGAGGGCAGCGGTAAAGAGTTGAGCAACTCGCTGCTTTGCGACAAGACGCCTCGTCACGCAATGCAGACGCTTGGCACCGAATGGGGGCGCAAGTGTATTGGGGAGACCTTCTGGACAGGGCTGTGGGTTGATACCGCGACCGGCGTCATTGCAAAGGGCGGCCGCGTCGTAGTCGACGATTGCCGGTTCCCGAATGAGGCCGCAGAGGTTCGATCTCTTGGTGGCGTTGTCTGGCAGCTTGTCGGTCGTGGCGGCATCGCTGGCACCCATGAGAGCGAAGCGGGGTGTGGAGAGGCTGATGTCAGTATTGATAACCGGCGCGATATCAATTGGCTTCAGCAATCCCTTGACAAGGCATTGCTTGGCAATGTGGATATCGCTGCATGAATGATCTGGAAAAACATGCTCTGCGGTTTGCGACCAAGGCCCATGACGGGCAAGTCCGCAAATACACGGGCGAACCCTACATCAACCATCCTATTGCTGTGGCGGCTATTGTCGCCACGGTGGATCATACGCCCGAAATGATAGCCGCCGCCTACCTGCATGACACCGTTGAAGATTGCGGTATTACGTTGGAAGAAATCAAGGAACGTTTTGGCGGAAAGGTTGTCACCCTCGTTGCGTATCTCAGCGATATCTCGACGCCTTATCACGGCAACAGGGTAGCCAGAAAAGCCCTCGACCTGCAGCATACTGCCTTGGCGCCAGCAGAAGCGAAGACCATCAAGCTCGCAGACTTGATCGACAATACGAAAACGATCTCAAAGCTAGACCCCGGCTTCTGGCAGATATACCGACTAGAAAAGAAAAATCTGCTTGCGGTGCTGAAGGACGGCGATCCTATCTTGTGGGCGCAAGCCTCGGCGCAGTGCGAATGAACATCGCGCAACACCTTTTAGATCGTCACGCAGACGTGAGTCGGTACAGCGTCATGATCGATGAGAACGAGGGTGTTGCCACCTTCCTTCTTTTCGATCTGAGCGGTGCTGTGGCTGGCTACCAGCAATACCGACCATCTGCCGATAAGGTCAAAAAGAACGACCCTAAAGGCGGCAGATATTTTACATACAAGTCGGCAGGACGCCATGCCGTGTTTGGCTTGGAGAGCTGGGCGTGGTCTCAGCCTTTGTTTATCGTTGAAGGCATCTTCGATTGTGTCAGGATCCACAATTATGGGTACTCTGCGATTGCAACGCTCTCCAACGATCCTAAGCAACTCGCTGAATGGTTCTGGACGATAAACAGGCCAATCTATGCAATTTGCGACAGCGGAGACGGCGGCAGGAAACTGGCCAAGTTCGCCCACCGCCATATAACTTGCGACAGTGAAGACCTTGGATCCATGACGAACGAGCAAGTCGCCAAAACTTTGGCGGAATTCTAA